TGACAAGTTAATCTCGGACGCCTGTCTTCGCGAAATGATCGGCTCTATCGGGGTTGAGGGGAAGGGGACTTTCACTTATTCTGATCCCATGGGACGTTCATGTTACCCTTTGAACGTTGAAAACCCCCATGATGACGCTCGGGCCTTCTCCCTTTACCTTGGGAGGAAGGCTTTCGTCGTGATCGATCCGCGGAAGTCAATCGAAGCCACCGACGCTTTCTTCGACCGGGTGGGGAATCCTCCTCCTACTCTCTCCTACGCATCTCAGTCTCGTCAAGACAAGATGGTACGCCTTGTTGACCGAATAGCCGAACTCTTCTTTGTTCCGGCAGAGAACTTTGTTCCTAGTGCTCCTAATTCGGGAAAGGCGTGTTTGGAAGTTCCTCTGTCAAAGGGAGGAAAAAGGGCTGCACTGTGGTTAGCTGACGCTGACCGGGGTTTCAAGAATATGACCCGTGCTGACACCATTTTCTCCGGAGGGAAGCTCCGTACCATCTCAGTTGGATCGATCACTCAGAGCCGCTATTCCTTCTTGAATTCGTTTATGTTCAGCCGAATTCGGAAGTTCAAGTGGATGGTGGCGGGGCGATCTGTCCACGAGTGGGCTGAGGACTGCGTGCCATATGGTTTGCCAGATGATTGGACTTTCTCATCTGGGGATCTTAAAGCAGCGACCGACCTGTTCTCTGGTCGGTTCATGGATGCCGTGCTGATAAGATTGGTAGATCGTTTTGATTTCGGCTCTATTGACCGTGCGACCGCTCTCGAGGAGATGCGGATGTGCGTAATATCAGCCGATTTCTACCAACCTTCCCTATCTGGTGAATACGAGTTCGTGTGTTCCCAGATGCGCGGTCAACTCATGGGGAGCGATTTCTCTTTCCCTGTGCTCTGCCTGATCGGATTTGCCATAGTACTTGAAACTCATGGTCTTTTGGATCACTACCTTTCATTCTGCGATCGTGATTTCCGGATCGCAGTTGCTAATTTCCGCGACGCGGGAATTAACGGTGATGATGTAGTGACATGGGGCCCAACTTTGGGTGGAGTAACTATTGGTGAACGCTGGGCAAAGTGCGTGCCAATATCGGGTGGTGTTCCAGAGCCTCCGAAGTCGCCTACTGATCGTCAGTACTTTACGATCAATTCGCAACTTTGGAAGTCTACCGCTCGTGAGGTGCGGGAAGTCGGTTCCTTGCTTCCAGCTTTGATCTCCGGCCTCAACGTGAAGGCCCATCAATCCCCTCAAAAAAGCTGGATCGTCTTCTTGGAATCCCCTCTGCTCGACGAGCAGGTGCAGGATGTGTTCCAAGCGGACGTGACTCTCATGCCGGA